GTTCGGGTCGACCACCAGGCGGTGCTGGTTCATCACCGGCTCCAGGGTGTCGATGATCCGGTCTTCCTTGCGGACGGTGGCGCGAGTTTCCTCGATCTTGATGTTCTGCTTGGTCTGCTGGAGATGCTTCCGGAAGAGTTCGCAGACGATGCCGTCACCGAAGTTCGACTCGATGAGGATGGTCGAGACGTTGTACTTGGCGCAGCGCCTCAGGATGTCGAGAATGGTCTTGTCGCTGTAGCCATCCTTGGTGGCGTACATCTCGTGGAGGTAGATGTAGCCATGCCGTTGACTGAGGAAGGCAGCAGCCGTCTCGTCGCGGCCTCGACCGCTGGGGTCGACCGAGCAGATGGTCTCCTGGTAGCTGTCCCAGTCGCCCTGGATGACCATGGGCGAGTAGAAGCGGTCGCCGGGGAGGCCAACGGCCGGGAGCTCCTTGAGGGTGTTGCGGGGGTCGCTGCACCAGACCAGGGCGTCGGGGGCCTTGTCCGGGTTGACCGGCATGACGATCAGGTCGCTGAACTTCAGCGGGAACTTCTCGGCATCGCTCAGGCTGGTGTCCAGCATGAACTGCAGCATGAAGTTCGACCGGCCCATGGAGACCTCGCGTTCCAGAAGCTCTTCGTCGCTGAAGCGCATCGGGTCGGTCGGGGTCCACGGCTCGGCGCCCTGGTCGATGTCGGCCTGGACCTGGGGAGCCAGCAGCCCCTCGTAGCCCATGAGGGATCGGGGGTATCGCGCAGGCCACACGAAGGGTCGGTAGTTGCGCTCGGCCAGCTTCCGGTAGATCGTGAAGGTGGTCTGGGGCGTCCCAAGGAACAGGATTCGGCTGTCTTCCTTGGGGGTGATGACGGACTCGGCCTCGGTCACCAGCTGGAGCAGCTTCTCCCGCTGCATCTCGGTCATCGAGTTGCCGGGGATCTCCACGTCGTCCAGGAGGATGATGTCGGCGCGGCTGCCGGTGATCTGACCGGTGATGCCGACGCTCTTGACCGAGGGAACCTGGGAGGGCCGGCAGGAGACGTCGAAGCTGATGCGAGACCAGCGGGCCGTGGAGTCCAGGGCGCTGGGCTTGAGGTGCTGCAGCCAGGGAACCTCCAGGATCAGCTTCTGGATGAAGATCGACTGGTTGTCGGCCCGCTCCTTGCTGGCGGACACGATCAGGATCTTCTTCTCCGGGTTGTTGAAGAGATGCCACAGCACAAAGGCCCCGGCGATCCAGGACTTGCCGACACCACGGAAGGCTTGAATCTGGAGTCGCTTGGGGCCGTGCTGCAGGTAGTCAGCGATGGCGTACTGGGCTCGGGTCGGGGGAGGCAGCCCGAGTTCGTGCCAGATGGCAGTCAGGAAGACCTTGAAGTCCTCCCTCATTGAATCGAGTAGATCCATGCTTTAGTGGATAGGTTGGGTGGGGAGGGTGGTCCCCAAGTGGTTCAGCGCCGACGACGCTTCAGGAGTTCGGACACGGTGTCGAAGCCGCGATCGGTGATCGGCCGGGAGCCGACGTCGCCACCGTCAGGGCCTTTGCCCCGGTAGCCCACGTCCGTGCCGAAGTTGCCGCTCAGGGGGCCCACACGGGCGTCAGCGGCGGCCTTCACGGTCGGCTTCTCCTTCGGGCTCAGGCTGGGGAGCCCACGGCGGGCCCGGAGGAAGTTGATCGACCAGGAGTCGGTCTCGGCGCTGGGGGTGGATCCGCCGGATCGAGGGGCGCTCGATGCGGGAGTGGATCGAGGAGCAGCGGAAGCCACGGGGCCAGAGCCACCGGATCGGGGCCCAGGGCCGCCAGCAGCGGGCCTCTGGGGTGCGCTGGGTGTGGTAGGCCGGGAGGGGGTCCGAGAGGGGCCTTCCTGGGGCTTCTGGCGCTGAGTTCCACGAATATCCGCCGTCCGCCCAGTGCCACCGGGTACCGGAGCGGGGATGTTGACCCTCGGACCACGGCCCTGGGTGTTGGATCGACCCCGGCCGCCGTCCTCACGGTTGCGCTCGTTGTTGTCGGCCACCATCCGGTTCCAGGCGGCTCCAGTCCTGCGGGTCTGGTTGACCACGTCACCGATGGCACCGGGCAGCATCAGGGCCGCGCCGAGCGGGAAGGCGCCACGGCCGGCTTTGGCCAGGGCACCGCCGACGCGACCAGCCGGCAGGGCCAGCCTCTGGGCACCGCCACCGCCTCGGATCTGGGGCCTCGGGGCTTCGCTGACGCGCACGGGGGTCACCCGGCCGCTGGTAGCTGCGCCGCCGCCTTGGCCTCGGGAGACCGCGCCTCCACGCTGGGAGACCGCTCCACCCTGGCGACCCTGGGGCAGCCGGGGAGACTCATCGACCACGGTGCGGCCACCCGGACGGGGCCCACGGGAGGTCGGCTGACCCTGGACGGATCGAGGGCCACTGGACTGGATGCGTCCCCGGAGTTGGGTCACGGCGCCACCAGCGGGCCGGCTGGCCAGGTCACCGCCCCTGCGACCGGGGGGAAGGGCTCGATCGCTGCTCGGGGGCAGCGCCTTGTTGCCCAGGACGTGCTCACCCTTCGGGCCGGCGTAGCGGATCCGGCCATCGGACATCTTCAGTTCCGACCTGATGCTCTCCTGGCGAGCGTTGCCTGCCTGCACCCGGTTCCAGGCGCGGGCCACGGTTGCCTGTTGGCCAGCCTGCACCCGGCGGGCCATCCCACGCCGCTGGTCACGGGCGCGGTTGGTGTTCCCGCTGCTCTGGCCGGCAGGGGGAAGGGCTCGACCCGACCGACTCATGGCCTGTCGAGTCTGGTTGCGCCGACGAACTGCGGCGTTCTTGGCTTGAGTTTCTTGACGAAGCCTGGCGCGGACTTCGGGTTTCGATCTGCTGCGTGGAGCCATTAGATTCTGATCCAGGAGTAAATGAGTTGCTCACGTTCGGGCTGGCAGCCGAAGGTGGAGCGCATGAACTCGATCCAGTTGGAGGTGCCCTTCTTCCGGTTGCATGGGGCACAGCTGGGGACGAGGTTGTTGGTGAGAGAAGAACCCCCGCGACTCTTCGGTCGGATGTGATCGAGGGTTAGCTTCTCCGAAGGGAACACGTTGCCGCAGTAGCAACAGTGGTAGTTCCACTTCTCAAGAATTGCCTGCCGATGTAGCCGCTTGGCTTCACTGCTTCTCATGGTGACCAGATTGAGAACGTAGTCTTGGGGCTTGTCGAACAGTGGCAGGGACATCACATCTTCAGCCTGCCGTTGTTTCCGTGGCCATTGCGGGCGCGGTTCTTCTTGTAGTTCTCGCGGACGAGTTTGCCGTCAGCGGTGTGGCTCATGTCGGGGCCGCCTTTGCCGTAGATGCCAGCCTTGCGTCGAGCCTGGACGAGCTTGGAGCGGTACTTCCGCTGCTCAGGTCTGGCGTTGATCTTCTTCTGGGCCGCCAGCTTCTTGCGGTAGGCTTCCGGGTTGGCCCGGTAGAAGCGAGCGGTGCGTCCGGGGGAGCTCGATTTCCTAGGCGCCATTCACCCTCCGGTTGACTTCTTCGGGGTCGATGTCAGGCACCACCAGACGGAGGCGATCGAGAGGGCTACCCTCAACCGCCACGCCAGTGATGTTGTTGTACTTCAGCCAGTCAGCTGCTGCCTTCAGGTCGGATGCTGTGTACTCACCACTTCTGATCTTCTCCAGATGGGCGGCAGTCAGGATGCTGTGAAGATCGTGGAACTGATCGAGGCTTGCCTTCTCTTTCATCGGCCGTTCTCCAGTTTGGTGACGCGATCTTCGATGCCATCGACCCGATCGTCCTGCTTCTCGTTGATCTCCACCTGTTCGCTCAGCACCTTCTTCAGGTCGGTCACCGAAGATGTGAGGTCACGGATGGATTGAGGAAGCTCACGGGCGTAGTACCCGAATGCGGCGTTGATGCCAGTGGTCACCACAGTGATGAAGCCGAGAGCCGTTGCCAGCAGCAGACGCTTCTTGATGGCAGCAGCGAACTCATGTGCGAACTCAAGCTCGCGTTGTTGACGTTGGTTCCGGAAAATGCTCGGAAACATGGCTAGGTGTGCTCCTTGATGAGTCTCTTGAGCTTCTCGGCGTAGCGTGGATCAGTGGCGTAGCCCTCAGTGACCAGTCGGTCGGCAGCACTGAGGATCGTGGGTGCGTTGTTCACACCCTTGAAGTTCTTGTAGTCCTTGTACCACTTGTTCACCAGATACTCCACGCAGTCGTAGAGCGAATCGAAGTCCTTGAAGGTGTCGGTGATCGTCACCTCCCGACCGTTGATGAACTCCTTGGTCTGCTTGGTGGTACCGGTCTTGCCTTTGATGCCGAAGTAGTTGTGGCGCCCCGAGGGGAACTTGCCCCAGCCAGACTCCAGGGCCCACTGGGCGGCGACCAGATCGGGGAACTTGGCGCCGGCAACCTGGGCCGCGTCTCGGACGCCAAGCCAGGTGTTCAGGAAGGTGCGCTGGATCGGGAGCTCCACCTTGGGCTGCTCGATGCGCCGGAAGGTGAGCGCCCAGCCGGTGCCGGGGCCTTCGACCTCCCACCGGGGAATAAGGTTGCGACGGCTGTACTTCTGGTTGCGTCCAGATCCGCCTTGAACAAACCCGCCGTTGACTACATCGGCTTCACCGTATGGATCGTGGACGATGAAGTGCGTTGGTGTGTAGCCGAACACCAGGATCCAATGGCCGCCACCTGTAGGCTTACTGACGTGACCACGATGCAGTACGCCAATGGCTACAGGGAAACCTGCGTCGATTTCCGACTCCAACTTCTCGACTGTGAACCGTTGAGAGAACGTAGCTTTGATTCCGAACTTAGCCAAAGCACGGATCTGCGAGCCACTGAGGGTTGTGTCTCCCCCGTTTTGATGAACTACCCTGAGGTAGTCGTCATCCGCATTGCTACCCTTGAGAGAGTCTGGCTTCAGGAACTTCAGGGCCATAGCGGCGCACGATGAGAAGCACATACGCTCCGCATGCCCTGTTTTGCTGTCTCTCTGGGAGTAGTATTGGGCGACAAAGAGACGCTTCTCTTTTGCCATGAATCAACCCTTGAGTTCTTTCTGGATGGCGTCCAGCTGTTCCTTGAGGCGGGCGATCTTGTCGTCTTCCTTGCGGAAGGGTTTCAGGGTCTTGGCCGCATGCAGCACCAGCTGGGTGATGCTGTTGTCCTTCAGGCGGGTGTAGGGGAGAACCTCGCTGACCAGGAACAGGGCCAGGAACAGGAGGGTTTCGTAGGTGAGCTTGATGCCGAGGATTTCGATCATGGCTGGATGGGAATGGTGACGAGGTTGGTGAGGTTGGACTGGGCCAGGATGTTGGTGAGCTCAGCGATGTGTTCCGGCCCATAAACCAGGGTCGAGAACAGCATGTTGATGCCCGCCTGCAGCCCGTCGATGTTGGAGCGACCGCTGGCTGCCAGGAGCAGGGCCCCCATGGTCACGGTCAGCCCGGTGTTGACCACGGGATTGCTGGTGGCCTGAAGCACGATGCTTTGGTACAGGTCCGAGACGAGAATCAGGTCCAGAAACTTCTGGAAGTCAGGCGAAGTTGCTGGCTCCGGCACATCCGGATCGAGAGGGTCGTTGCCAGCAGACACCCAGGCCAGATACTCTTGGTAGTCGACGTTGCCGAGATCCGCAGGGATGGTTGCTCCATCGGAGAGCCTCCGGATCGAGTAGTCCTGGTTAAGTTGGTAAGCGGTCATAGCTCAGCGGAAGCGGTCAGGAGGTCATCAATGGCGTAGCAGTCGCCGCCTGCTGCAGAGGTGATTTCGTGGAACAGAGCGTTGTTGTCCGCAGAGCTCCCTGCCGTCACACCGCTGGTGTTGACTCGGGTTCCTGCCGCAGCGATTACTACGGTCGGTATTACTCGCATTGGGGTGCCCAGAGGGAGGGATTGCCGGAAGACTTGACTGGCCGCACCGGCTTGAGCGCGGAGGTTTCCCCGGACCCGTGTCCAGTATCTCTGGCAGAGGTTGGTTTCCAGCTGAACCGGTCGCTGCTCAAACGGAGTGACCACCGGACTCCGCTCCAGCTGCACCTGGCCGATGACCCACGTTCCGGACACCTGGGCACCCACCGTGAACACGATCTCGATGCCCGTGGTAGCCGCCGCCGGGATGGCGATCGTGGTGCTGTAGCGGGTGTAGGTGCTGTTGACTGTGAACGACCCGCTGGCGATACTGGTCCGGGTCGGACTGGCCAGGGAGCCAAAGGTGTCGTTAGTGTTGGCGTAGAAGGCTTGCCAGTTGACCGTGGTCAGGAGGCTGTTGCTGAGGCTGACACTGAGAACCGCCGTGGTATCCGCCAGGTCTCTGCAGTTCTGGGCCTCGATCCTTTGGCCAAAGCCAATGCCGGTGACGCTGGCTGCACCAGAGAATTGATACCGGAATGGATCGACTTGAGTGCCGGCGACGGTGATTCGCTGCCCGTTGACGTTGGCCCCAGTGCAGAAGCCGTACCAGCGATCAGCGGTGTACGCCAGGGCGGCTCCAGCCGTGAGAGCTTGAACTGATCCAGCGTTCCGTTGGTCGACCCGGAAGTCGCCGTTGACGATGCGGTTGCGAAGACCGGCCAGCTGGCCGCCGTTCTGGCTGGGGACCGTGATGTTACCGGTGAAGGTCGATCCTGCCAGGTCAGCTTTCGTAGGGAGGACGTCCGCCACAGCCTTGACAGCAGCCGAGTTGGCTCCTGTGGTCGTGGAGGTGCTGTTGGTGGCGCTGCTCAGCTGGCTGATCTGGACGTATCGACCATCGGGATTCACCGCGAAGGCGTCGATCCAGTTCCAGTTGGCGGCCACCGGGGTGTTCCACTGCAGCCGCACCTTGACGGACGTCGAGCCTGTGAAGCCAGCCGGCAGACCGTTCAGGGGGCTGAAGCTCTGGATTCCGGTCGAGTTGGTGACCTCCACCCGCTGTCCGTTGGTCGGGCTCGCGGGGATGTTGGCCACCGCCGGGACGATGGTGTAGGGCAGAACCGTGGAGACTGCAGCCAGGGCAGCCTCCGAGTTGGCCTCAGCCTGGTCCGCCGTGGAGACGATCTCCTGGGCGATGAAGAGGGTCTGCCGGAAGTTGTCGTTGAGGTCTTGGGCTGGGATGGCCGATCCTGCCTGCA